GGCTTCCTGGCCTTCCAGCGCTCGGGCGCCAACATGGTCGACGTCGGTGGCGCCATCAAGTACTACCAGAACTCGGCCACCTAATCGAAACCGGGGGCCGGCTGCGGCCGGCTTCCATAACTGGAGAAAACCATGGCAGAAGCCAAAAAGAAGAAGGCCCGCGTGCTGGTCAAGTGCCCGCTGGGCGAAATCGACGACGTCGTCGAAATCGAGGCCGATCAGGAAAAAGCCCTGGCCGGCGTGGTCGATACGGATCCGGCTGCGGTGAAGTACGCCGAGTCGCTGAAGTAATCCGGTGGGCATCGGTCCCGCCACCGCCGCACTGCTCGCCGATCTGCGCGGGTGGGCGGCCGACCCGGGCGCCTGGTGCTACCCGGTAAAGACAACCCGCGGCCGGGCCGTGATCTTCCCAGAAGACGTGGTCGGCCGCACCGATGAGCAGCTGGTCGCATTGATCTGCGCGCGGCTGAACGAAAACAAGTAGAGGACCACATGGCCATTACCGCCGCATTCCCCAACCAGGCAAAGCTCGATGCACTGCAGTCGTCCTGCCCGCCGGGCAACACGTACAAGTGCGCCCTGTACGCAAGTTCAGCCACGCTGAACGCGGGCACCGCGACGTACTCGGCCGCGGGGGAAGTGACCGGCACCGGCTACACGGCGGGCGGCGCAACCCTCAGCGGCTACGCTGCGGCGCTTGACGGAACGACCGCCATCCTCGACTTTGCCGATCCATCGTGGGCGAACTCGACGATCACGGCGCGCGGGTGCGTGATCTATGACGCCACTAACGGCAACAAGGTCAAGGCAGTCCTGGACTTCGGCGCCGACATCACCTCGACCAACGGCACGTTCACCGTGAATCTGCCGGAGCCGGCGGCGGCAACCGCAGTTATCCGCATCGCGTAAGAGCGATCGCATGAGGCGACTTTACCGCTGTATCGTGATCGGTAGCGGCGCTGGCGAAGATGCCTGCCGCCCGAAGGTTGCGGATTACAACATCGCATGGCAGGTCGCCGTCGAGTTCCTACCCGGCGCGGCCGTCGTCGATGTAGAGGTGACGGCCGACGCAGCGACGCATGAGCTTATCGCGCGCGACCCCGACATTGTGGCGCTCCCATGACGCAAACCCTGTTTGTCAACGATCCATTCAACGGCACGCCGGGCGATGCGCTCGGCACGGCCAGTCCTGGATGGCAGAAGGTGCCGGGCGTAACCGGCGATGCTTTTATCACTGCAAGCGGTGACCGCCTGCGTTTTTCCGGCTCCACGCTCTATTACCTGAGCAGCGCGCCGGCGCCCGGGCCCGATTACTCGGCGACGATCGAGCTGTACATTGCGTCGACGACGAGTGGCCCTGGCGTGGGTGTCGCCGTTCGACTCGCCGGCAACGCGCAGACGTATTATCTCGCTCGCCTTCTGATCGGTACCGGCATTCAGCTCTATCGGGTTCTCGGAGGAACGTCGACGCTGCTGGGAAGCGCGCCTTACAGTGCTGCCGCCGGGGCGATGCTTCGGCTCCGCCTGGATGCCAACGGATCCGCGCTGAACGTCTATATGGACGATGCGCCGACCCCGGTGATCTCCGCGATCGATACCGCGATTCCGGATGCAGGCTATGTCGGCATCCGCTCGATTAACGCGGCATCGCAGCTCCTGGTCGAGAGTTTGACGGCGTCGAGTGAGCCGGCCGGCGGCGCCGTAACGGATGGATTCGCCGCCCCAAACGGCACCGCCAGTGTCGGCCAGCCTGGCGCAGCAACCGCACGCGGGAGTGCTGCAGCGTCACCGGAAGGTGCCGGCGCTGCCACCTCGGTAGGCGCGGCCACGACGTCAGCCGGCGCGCGGGCGGCGGCCGCTGGCGTTGCGGTAACGAGCGCCGTCGGTGCCGCTGCGGTCGTCGGCGGGAGCGCTTCGGTCGCTTCCCCCAGCGGTGTTTCCGCGATGATGGAGGTCGGCGACGTCTCAGCAAACGGCACTGCGCGGTGCATCCCAACAGGCGCGAGCGCTATCGCTTCCGTCGGCCAAGCCTCGGCTTCGGCGGTAACGGCGGTCTCCGGATCTGCGCCGGCACCAGGTGTGGGCGCTGTCGGTGCCGTGGCGTCGGCTGGTGCTGCGATGGCTAACGGCGGCGCCGGCGCGGCGCCTGCTTCTATTGGCGCGCTTACCTCCGTCGGTGCCGTCATCGCCGCAGGGTCGATCCAGCTGTCAGCCACTGCGGTGCCGATCGGCGTATTGGCTCACGGCCATACCGGCACTGCGATGGCAACAGGCGGCGGTCAATTCGTCCTAGCGCCGGCCGGAGCCGGCTACACGCCGCGGCGCTATGAATACCAGTCGAGGCCAGCGCAGGTCGGCGGCATCCGTCCTTCAGCAACAGAGAAAGCATACCGATGAAAAACGAAACGTCGCCGCCGGTGGCGCTCGCTCTGACCATGGCCGAGGCCCGGCAGGCGCTGCGCCTCGAAGAGGATGACACCTCGCTCGACACCATGATCGAGATCTGGGTGGCCGGCATTACCGCCGAGGCGGAAGCGCAGACCCACCGGGCGTTCGTCAACCGCGGCATGCGGGTGACCCTGGACAGATTTCCGGACGCGATCCAGCTGAGCGCTCCGACGTTCAGCGTCGAGGCGGTGCAATACCTGGATCCCGACGGCGTGCTGCGCACGCTCGCCCCGGCCGACTACTACGTCGACAAGGTCACGACGCCGGGCTACATCGTCCCGGCGCGCGGCAAGGCCTGGCCGGCGACCGAAGCGCACGTCAATGCCGTCTCGGTCGACTACACCGCGGGCTACGGCCCGGACGCCGCAATGGTGCCGCCCAAGGCCCGCCTGTACATTCTGGCGCGCCTGACCGAGATGTTCGATCCGGCGGCGCGCGAGTTCAAGGAAACCCAGGCGTCGATCTTCGTGAACCGCCTGCTCGATGGCCTGTGGGTGCCAGCACTATGACGATCGCGTACCGACTGAACAAGCGCGTGGCGCTGCAGCGGCTGGTGAAGGGCAAGACGCCCAGCGGCGCGCCGACCGAAGTCTGGGAGAACGTCGTCAAGACCAGCGACGGCAAGATCTGGGCTGGTAAGCGGGACCTCACCGGCCGCCAGTACGTAGCCGCCGGCGGAACGCAGAACTCTGTCCAGACCGAATGGGAGATCCGGAGCCGCGCCGGCGTGATCCCGTCCATGCGCGTCGTGCATGGCGCCGACATATACGACATTGAGGCGGTGCTCGAGCAGCAGGGCGGGGCGTTGAAACTGATGTGTTCGAAAGGAGCCAACCGTGGCTGATTCGCGAAACCTGACCGGCTTCAAGGAGCTGGCCGAGAACCTGAAGAAGCTCGGGCCGCGGCTGGCGAGGAATGGACTGCGCGGCGCCACGAGCGCCGGCGCCGCCATCATACGCAACGACGCCCGCGCCCGTGCGCCGGTCGACACCGGCGAACTGAAGAAGGACATCCAGATGAAGCGCGAGCGCGACACACCGGGCGGCGAGCTGATCAGGGCGAACTATTCGGTCTACACGCGCAGCGGTAAGAAGTCCCGCCTGTCGGGCAAGGCGCGTAACGTCGACAAGGATTCGTTCTATTGGAAGTTCCAGGAATTCGGCACGGCCAAGATGCCGGCGCAGCCATACATGCGGCCAGCCTTCGAGGCCAACAAGGATGCCGCGATCGACCGCATCGGCGAGAAGCTGGACGAGCACATCCAGAAGCACGCGCGCGACTTGGCTGGAGGTAACTGATGGACATCCTTGCCGAGTTCCTCGCCCTGGTCGACCCGATCATGGACGGCCAGGCGTACCGCAACGTGATCCCGGACGACACGCCGGCGCCGTACGCCAGGTTCCAGCGCGTCGCTGCAGTCGAGGGCATCACCCTCGATGACAACGGCGGCGACGGTAACGAGACCGCCACCCGGATCCAGCTCGATATCTTCGGCAGTTCGCCAGAGGTCGACGCAAAGACGGCTGCAGTGAAAGCGGCGCTCAAGGCCTGGGTCGTCGACAACATCATCACGCTCGAGCTGGACGGCTTCGAGCCGGAAGTAAAGCTTCACCGCACGATGCTCGATATCTCGACCATCCACCCGTAACCGCATCACCCATCCAAGCCCGCCCGCAACAGCGGGTCATTTTTACGTCCAAGAGGATCTAACATGTCCGGAATTTCCGCACAAGGCAGCATGCTGCACATCGCCACCGGCACCGGCGGCGCGAAGAATATCACCGGCATCGCGCCCGGCTTTCCGACCATCGTGACCAGCGCCGCGCACGGCTTCAAGAACGGCGACGTCGTCTCCTTCGCTTCAGTCACCGGCACGATTGCGGCATCCGTCAACGGCACCACCCGCGTCGTGTCGAACGTGACCGCCAACACCTATGCGCTGGACGACCTGGACAGCACCGGCCTGGCCTACACCTCGGGTGGCACCGCCACTCCGCAGACCTACACGAAGGTCAACGGCCTGCTGTCGTTCGACGGTTTCGATGGCTCGGCCGACGAACTCGATACCACCGACCTGGACTCGACCGCGAAGGAATTCGTGTCCGGCATCAAGGACGAGGGCAAGTTCGGTTTCGAGATCAAGACCCTCAAGACCGACAACGGCCAGATCGCGCTGCGCGCTGCGCGCGCCAACGGCAACATCGTCGGCTTCAAGCTGACCCTGCCGGACGCAAGCGTTGCTTCGTTCAGCGCCCTGGTGAAAACGATTCCGACCAGCGGCGGCGTCAACGCCGTCCTGAAGGGCAAGGTCGACTGCAAGATTTCGGGTCCTGTGACCTGGGCATAAGGGGAACACATGAAACTGCTGAACAAGGCTGCAATCCTCGGCGCCGAGGACCTGAAGCACGAAGACGTGCTGGTTGCCGCGTGGGGCGGCACCGTGCGCGTGCGCATGATGACCGGCGCCGAGCGCGACGAGTTCCGCGCCGCGATTGCAAACGATGACGGCAAGCCGGCGCCGGGCAAAGTCTCCGCCGCGCTGCTGGTTTCCACCTGCGTCGACGAGAACGGCGCTCGCCTGTTTTCCGCCGACGACATGGACGCGCTGCAGGAAAAGAGCGCACCGGCCCTCGACGTGCTGGCTGAAGTCGCCATGCGCCTGAACGGCCTGGGCGGCGCCGCGGTGTCGGATGCCGCAAAAAACTCCGCGAGCACCCAGAGCGACGATTCTGGTTCCGCCTCGCCCTCGCCCTCGGAAAAACAGTAAGGCAGCTGCAGGCCGAGCTTGACTCGGCCGAGTTCACGGAATGGATGGCGTTCTACCAGATCGAGCCGTTCGGCGACCTGGTGGCTGACGAGCGGCACGGATCAGCGGCATCGCTGCTGGCGAACCTGAACCGCGATCCGAAGACGCGGCCCGAGCCGTACAAGCCGGAGGACTTCATCCACTGGCGGGCGACCGGCGAGGTCGTCGAGGAAGCCGAGCCGACGCTGCTCGACGATCCAGTGGCTCAATCCAACCTGATCCGCGCAGCAATGTTTGGCCTGCCTCCACGATAGGGGCAGGCATTTTTTTGGGAGTAATCGATGGCAGATTTGGGTCGGCTGGTCGTCAATCTGGAGGCCAACATCGCCCGCTTCACGGCGGACATGAGCCGCGCCTCGGAAGCGACCGAAAAAGCGATGGATCGCATGAGTGCGGCCGCCGATCAGGTCAAGAACGTTCTCGGATTCTTGGGCGTCGCGCTGACTTTCGATGCGCTCGTTGGCGAAGTGAACCGGGCAGTCGATGGCCTGGCCCGCCTGGACGACATGATCCAGAAGACTGGCGCCTCGGCCGAAATGCTGTCGAAGCTTGGGAAGGTTGCGGCCTTCACGGGAACCGACATTAGCACGGTCGACGGCATGATCGTCAAGCTGGCCAAGAACATGGCGACTGCCGACGAGAAGGGCAGTAAGTTCGCGAAAGCCATGGGTGCCCTGGGTCTGTCGATTGATGGCATCGAGAAGCGGGATCCGGCGCAGCAGTTTGTAGATATCGCGAACGCCCTTCAGGACTACGAAGACGGCGCCGGCAAAGCAGCGATCATGACCGACTTGATCAACAAGTCGGCGGCCGAGATGTTGCCGTACATGAACGATGTTGCCGAAAGCCTTAACGATTTCACGGGGGAGAGCGCCGAGGCAGCCGCTGCGGCGGCGAAGTACCAGGACGACCTCGGTCGCATGAAGGTCAAGTACGACGAAGTGGCGACATCCATCGTGAAAGACGTACTGCCGGCGATGACCGATTTCGTCGGTGGAATCTCGGACGGGATCAGAGAATCCAAAGAGCTGACGGGAATCGCTGTCGATAGCTGGGCGGACGATACCGCGGTGGGCCTGGCCCGCGTGGTCGACGTAGCTGTGCTTCTGCCGCGCCTGCTGTCTACTATTGGCGGCAGCTTCAAGGCGGTCGGCGCAGATATTGAATTCTTGGTAACCGCTGCTGTGACGGCCAGCCCGCAAGCGATCGCGCGCAGCCTGGCGCAAGGCGTCAACCCGATTGAAACAATCCGGGCAGCACTCGAGGAGCGCAATGCGGTTGTCGACGAAGCGAACAAGAAGTTGGACGACTTGTGGAACATTCCGGCCAACGTCTACGAGCAGGCAGTCCTGAAAAAGATCACAGCACGTCGTGAGCTCGAGGCCGCCGCTGGCGCCGAC